CCCGTATGTGGCGTCTTATAAGACAGTGCTTGATCTAAGGGATCGCCAAAGCCCCAAGCGTGCTCACTTCAAACCATAATCCGCTAAGAAAACTTGGTTAATGAAATGAGTCTTGATTAATTGGTGAGGGTGTTGAAGAAACAGCCACCTTGTGTGCTCAATGTCCTCGGCAGACACATTATAACGTACACACAAGACACGATCTGGGACGAAGGGTCTCGAGCCGTTTGCGAAGTGTTTACAGAGTGCGAAAGGTAAGCGGTCATCACCCGCTCCGTTATACACACTCGCTATGCTTCGAGTCAAACTGTTATCCGCGATGTCGCGAAACCCACGTATTACGGTAGAATTCCACTCGAAAGCGCGACGCTCAATATTCCCTTTACCAGGCAGATCACCGTGACAGCTCCCAAAACTTCGCAACATCGGACCGAGATTAAAGAAAGACTTAGTCTTCCCTTCATCATCAATCCAGAAGCTATATTTCAGAAACTGCACCTCCGGTAGATGCTTCTTCTCCTCAACGGTGACCAGATAACCCACGGCTGCAGCAGCACTCCGTATGTCGTCGACACCGTTAACCCCCAAGTCATGGCAAGACAACCCGATCACGGTCGTCCCTACCTCGTTCGCCAAAGTAGTCAAAGTCGTGCCCGAAAACTCGACTTCATTCTCCGGCACTAAGCGAAGCGCTGCCTTTCCAGTGCTTGGATCTTGAATCACATGGGGCAACCGGCATTGCTCCACACAACCTAAAATCGTAGCATGAAATTGTGGGTAGTCGACGAATAAATCGGTGACTAACCGAAATATCCCTACTCCGTTCGAAATATCACAAGTGCTGATATCCACCTCATAGTACCTCCCTCCGAACCGCATAAAACTATCATCGCTGAAGCTAAAATGCAGATCTCCCGAAGGGTCGTCTAACCTAGTGCATAATTTATCAAACTCGTGGTCAGTCGCATTCCGAACAAAAATTGAGCTAAAACCATCTCGACTACTGAATATATCAATGGCTTTCTTTGCTAGCTCGCACAACAAACCTCCTAGCAGGGAACCTGCAGTGGAAAAGTCTCCTATCCACCGCGGGTATTTCCCAGGTTTACCACGCTCATCCGTCTTCATCTTTCCGATTGTCTTCTCGGTAAAATACCTCAAAAGAAACCCGCCAGCCTCGAGCTCGTCCCACGCTTGCTCGCGTATGCGACGCTTGGCGTGAACGATCCTGGCATAAAGCCCCTGCCCCTCACAGACCTCGCAAAGATCCTTGAGCATCTCGTTAAGACGCTGACGAACCTCGCGATGCCAAGGGCGGAGCAACGGGCTTCCAGTGCGAAAATTAGTCGCACGTGAGTTCTTCTTCCTCATAGACTGCTCAAACTCTAAAGACGGCTTTCCACTACTTGGGTCGACTCTACAAGACGTCAAACGCGTGAACGCCTTACAGGTGTTCATGCGCGACTTCTTATATATCAACCACGGACCGTGGAATACTGGTCCAAAATATGTACAATAATTACAATCCTCCTTACGCCCGGGCGGAGACTCGAACAAATTAATGTCACCGTTCTCCAGTCTCTCTAAAGCGCGAGCAGTTTTTCCGGTGTTGTCCACTGACCAACCGAACAACCCGTTGTATACATAATCCTTCTCCACCCGACACTCAACATACTCTACTTTTGCCATTACAAGCTCGTCGTAATCCGGGACGTGCTCGTAACGGCGGTTATGTCAGTAATAATCGGTTCTTGGAACTCGCGTAGACACCAGCGTGGTGCTCGCACGATCCAAGAAATTGACGTAATCTAACTCCTGGTAGGCGACCACACAAGTGGTCTGAAGTAATTTCTCAGACACGTGGTCACCCATCTCAAAAGCAGCGAACTGTCTTATGGTGCTCAAGAGAGTCGCCGGGGTCATGGCTCCTGCGTATCTCTTCTTGATCTTCTCGAACGTTTCAAGATGGATCTCGACCTCGGCATGGTCGGTAAACCCGTTCTCCTGAATCCATCTGACAGCACTGCTGCGCGCTGGCATCACAACTCCGTTTGCACGAAGTATGCACTGCATAATCCGCAGCATCGCCTCTGTGGTGATGGGTCTCGTATGAAGAGACCCTAATCGCCTGGTGTAATCCCCGGAATCAGGCTGAATATCTTCGTAATGTGTGATCTCGTTGAAACGACTCATGAGACCATTAGCTCCTAAGCGTGCTCCAAAATAGGTTCCGAGACAGACAGCTGCAGTCACACCTCCGAAAAGATGTATGTCCGCTGCCAGCAGTGCACCGTAACCGATCGCTCCCACGATGCTCTCTCGTCTGAAAGAAGCAGAATGGACAGCGTGGCGCACAAACACAATTTTTACTAAGATATCC